GATTTCGTAGTGCCCGTACCCTCTCCAATAAAACATACGCAGGTAATTCGATCACGATAAACAGAAAGCAAGTCCATAGAACAGAATAACCACCCAGTTCGCACGAGCTGGGTGGTTCCAGATTGGCATCCTACGCCAAAACGAATACAATCCACTCATGGCAGGTGCATGGGTGCAAGAGGGTGCAAAGTTAGAATTGCTGATTTTGTTTCGTGTGGTTAGTTTAGAGTTTCGTATCGCTTGTATGGCTTTCGTGTAGATTGTTTGGGTTTCGTGTCGTTAGTTCAAGGTTTGGATTGTATAGGATTATAATCTACTAACTTGTTTTGTGGCCAATGATTTAATCTCAGGTATGGCAAACTGTCCGCTAAAACTTCCAGCACAAACTCCTCTAGTGTCTGATTTGGCTCAAATTCATTATCGAGCATACTTTCAAGGTGTGCATATTCATCATCCGTTACTGTAATTGTTATTGTTTTCATTATTATTTTCCTCCAGTAGTCAGAATAAACTAAAACAAAAAAGCCCTGTAGTCCAAACTTCAGTAGCTTGAACCACAGGGCAAATTTTGTGCTTAGATTTTCTTCACTCCGTCCAGGGGAACCCATGATGCAATGCCGTCCGGCCAGCCGAGCAGGACTTTTTCCTTTTTAATCTGTGAGACGGTGTGTGTCCGTTCCTTAACCCAGCCGGGGATAGCCTGTCCCGTGGCGTAACGGGAAGCAGTGATTTTCACTTTGTCACCCACCTTCAGATACGCTGATACAGGAAGCTTCAGCTTCTGTCCGGCATAGATGATATTCGAGGTCAGGCCATTTAAGAGCTTAATTTCCGGATAGCGGCTGCCGTCACCGAGATAAGTTTTAGCAATCTTCCAGAGACTGTCACCGCTCTTGACGATATGGATCTGTCCGGTTTCGGAAGGTGGTACGGATTCATCTTTTGGATAAATCTTCGTGCCATTTTCGGCAAAAACGAAGTAGCCTTTGTTCTCGTCAGCTTTTTTCTTGGCATTGGCGAGCACCTTATACGCACCGAGCTGACTTTTCTTATCTGCCCAGGACTTGCGCACCCGGTAGTAACCTTCTGTGAGCTTTGCCGGATGACCCTCGCTTGGAGCAGGCTTAGGCTTTTCCCCGCTTCCAGCCGTACCCATCAGGGCTTTCACTTCACGCCTGAAATCATCCATGCTCTTTCCAAAGCGAGAGAACCAGTGCCGTGGGTCGCCGTGATTGGAAGCAATCCCGCGCTGATGTCCCTCATAGTGGCCGATGATTACGCCGTCCTTCATGGGATCGAGTTTGTACAGTTTACAGAGATACGCGCAAAGCTCCGTCGCTTCTTTCCAGACAGCCTTCAGATAGCTTTCGTCATTCAGACCGTCTTCGCAGATCTCAAAGCTGGTGTGGGTATTGTTCGCCGCACCGCCGGCGTGCCAGCCCCGGTGATCCCAAGGCAGCGTCTGGTAGGTGGCGATTGTGCCATCCTGCAGTTTCCCGATAAAGCCGTGCACACAGACCTGTCTGTCCATCGGCTGGTTCCAGTGGTTATTGTATTGATTCTTCCCGAGCTTACCGTCATCAGGGCCGACGTAGCGTTTCAAGTAGGGATTGTTTGCACCCGTCGAGTGCACCATAATGCCCTGCACTTTAATCTTTTGTCCTGCCTTGTAGCAGGCGTTTTCCGTGAAAATCAGTTTATTCAGATTCATCTTTGTCCTCCTCATTAATTGCTTCCAGCATATTTTTCAGAGCCTTTGGAATCGGCAGTCCCAGATGGGCCGCATTTTCCAGAATGGAAATGCCCTCGTTAGAGAGATAGAAAAAGATGACGGCGGTTCTGATGGCGCTGCCGTCTTTTAGAACAGCGGTGTCGAGGATGTTCCCGATGCCGACCAGTGTGAAGATCAAGACCTTTCTAGCGATTCCTTTAAAACCAACTTTGCTGGAGAGCTGTTTGTCTTCAATGGCGCAAAGAACGCCTGTGATGTAGTCCACTGCAACAAAGGCAATCAGTGCAAAAAGAAAGCCGTCCAGCCCTCCGATAAACCAGCCGACAGCTCCTCCTACAGCGGTAAATGCCGCCTGAATGGTATTCCAGATGTGTTTCATGTTGAAATCCTCCTTCCAAATAAAAAATGCCTGCACATGGGCAGACACTTTCTTTCCGTGATTAATATTTATTTGTTTAGTTTTGCTTCGGCAGCCAGTCCCAGAGCCTTAAGTCCTCTTGGCCTAGTGACCACATACACGTTCCTCGAAGTTTCCAGCGATAGGCCGCCTCGTTCATCCAGTAGATGATGCTGTCCACATCCTGGTAGTAGAGGATGGAAAAACCATCCGAGTCGCCAAGAAACAGCCGTGATATCCAGACGTTGATATCCCTCGGGATAATCTTTACCGGATAGTCGTGTCCGCAGATGAGATTCAAAAGGCCGGAGTGAAAGAACTCATAATCCAGAGAAATCTCCTCCGTCCTCGTCTCGTGCTCCTCGATATCGGAATTGACTGTAAAAACCTGAAACTCCTCATCCCAAGTTACGCCCGTCCGATTGATCCGCCCAAAGCTCGTAAAGCTTCCGTCCGGCATCTCTACATCAAAGCGTTCATAGGGTTCGTAGGTATAGGCATCACCGACCCGAAAGAGCTGACAGTGGACGTGACTGTCCGAGCGGATTCCGGTAAAGCCACCTGTGTCAGTAACCGTTGTCGTAAAACGCAGAGACCTTGACGATCCGGAATAGACCCGGACGCTATTTCCACGCTTTCGCATTTCAATCGTATAGACATGAGGAGAAGCTCTGATCTCTGCTTGTGGCGTTTTTTCAAAAGAAGTCGCAAAGGAACCTTTCAGGACAGAGCCTTCATAGAGTTCCACGGTCTGTGCTTCATAGTTAAAGCAGCAGAAGAGATTGCCAAGAAAGATGCCGGCCCTTCCTGTAAAGCTTTCAGGAAAAATCATCTGCGCCCGGAGGTGGAGGTCTGTGAAAGACCCGTATTTCAAAGCAAGCCGTCCGTAGCCTTCCAGCTGCGAATAAGGCCGATAGCTTTCCTCTTCGTCCTGCCAGACAGACCACTCACCATCAAGGGCTGTCCAGTAAGAATCAGGCAGCGGTGGGTCATCTCTGAAATCCTCATACCAGATAAGAGCAGAGTCTGCCTTTCTTCTAAGCATTTCAAAAGTCAGCTTAAAGCCTTCTCGTGGCCCTACCATCGTCCCGTTGACATCTTTACACTTTCTCGGTGATAGTATGTAGCCTGCTTCGCCGCAGACCGTACTTTCCGTAAAGCTTCGGCAAACCTTAAAGTCATAAACCTGAACGCCCGGTGCGGAGACGGATACTGTCAGAGTATGCGAGCCTGCCGAAAGCGACACGCCGCTCCAGACCTTCTTCCAAAAGGTCGTCCGCCAATAAGGCCACCAGAGCCGTTTTTCTTCATAGAACTTGCTTGCGCCATCAAGCGAGAAGTAAAGACTGTTTTTATCCCAGAAGGGAAAGCCGAGATGCACGGCGATGTCATAGACCCCCGCTTCATCCACCGTGAAGTCATACGTCGCGCTCCCGCCGTTTCCCAGCGTCACCATGTTTTCTGAGACGGAAACCACGCCGGAATAGCTGTCCGGCATGGCATTTCGCTCCACGATGATGCCGTCAAATTCTTTCTTTTGCATCTTACCGTAGGACGTAAGGTAGCGTCTTCTCTTGTACACCTCGCCCATCAGAGGGTAGGCAAAACTTTCGGCATCCCGACCTTCCATGTAGTCGTAGACATGCGGCAGTGCCCAGGGGACTTTGTTGTAGTCATCCCAGTAGGCGGCGATGGGGATCTGCGGTGATGGAGGATCGGTATCCTTGAACTGATAAAAACCCGTCATCCAGTTTTTCGCCCCGTAGTAGGTATGGGAAACGCCCCGATAGTAATCACCTAAGTTTTCCGGCGTGTCGTAAATTTGCCAGTTCCAGCCATAGGCGGGAATGCCAAGATAGATCTTGCCGGGTGGCATCACAGCGAAAGCATACTCGTAGATACTTTCCAGCCAGTCACGGGGAGATACGGGACCCGGAGCAGAACCTGCCCAGGCCATACCGTAGCTCATGATGGATGCCGTATCGCAATATGGAGCGAGGTCAGCATAAACGCACCAGTTCTCGCCACCGACCGAACCATCCACCGAGGTCATGCCGGGAAGACAGATATTAACCCGTTTTGCGGCATTGTAGTTTTTCACCGTCCGGTAGATGTTTTGAAACATCGCTGTTGACTTTGGCGCAGTGGAATAATCACCGCCGCCTTCCAGGTCAATGTCCACACCGTCACACCAGGGATATTTCTCCATGATGCGGACAAGCTCAGATAAAAACATATCCTGCGCACCGTTTGTATTTTCACGGATGGCACGGAAGATGGAGTTATAGCCGTCGTTAGCTACGGTTAAAAGCCAGCGGATATGTGGCCATTTATTGACATAGGTCATCATGTCGGAGATCGCGACACCTGTCTCGTAGATTTCGCCTGTGGCTTTGACTTTAAAAGAAAAAAGACCGATCTGACTAATACGGTCTCCATACTTTTGCAGTGCTTCCCACATGCGGGCATTGCCCATGAAGGTCCAAACCATGACCTCACGGCCCTTTAAAATTTCCATCAAAAATCACCTCCGTCCTCCATTTCCTGCAGGGTAAAAAGCAGCCTAGCCGACTTTTTCTCGCCCACATCCACGATGTGCTTGGAATCCCAGGCAGCGCTGTACTGATAAAAGCCCTCCTTTGTGAAGGGCTGACCGTTTTTTGTTGCGGTTCGGTTAAGCGCATCCACTTCCAGCTCGTCTTCTGCCAAAAGTGCTCCTGGAAAATGTGCCCACTGTCCGCCCACGCCTTGAGCGATGGTCACGCTTCCTTCTGCGAGGTCGGTCTTCGGATAGAGCTTGATATCAAGTCCCGCTGCGGTCTTGCCGAGGTTAAAGAGAACCAGCGTTTCTTTTCCTCGGACGATGGCGTTATACCAGACCGGCTCACGCACGGCACCGTCCACGCTGTGTTTTTTCAATAAAGTCTCCGTATGTGGCAGAAAGCCTGTCAGTCGGTCGCCTTCCTGGAGCATCAAGTCCGTTAGCCAGACGATGCCTGACATATCTTTTAAGATCGGCTTTATCGTGACCGAAACCACTCGGGACTCGCTTTTTTTATTGACGGTTTCAGAAAGCCTGTAAAATTTCTGCATACGATCACCTAACCGTCAAGCGAAAAGCGGATCTCTGAGGGATGTCCAACCCAGCCAGTAGCGACCGAGCCGCCCTGAAGCAGGAGATCGGTCACGAGGATTTTCCCCGTGCAGTTAGAGATAAAGACCCGCACCGTGATAGATTTTAGTTTCGAACGGTAGCCCTTCGGTTGAATGGTATCTTTTGTCTTTCTGAAATAAGCCATATGCTACCTCCCTAATACAGGTCAATAAAGCGCGTTTCCGTGCTGCCATCCTCGTACTCGATGACTACCTCCACGCCGACCTGAGAAACATCTGATAGTTTTTCCAAATTTTCCGAAGCGATGGCAAGAGAGAGCGTGTAGCTCTTTCTGTTGGAAGGATAGACAGTCTGTGCCATCCACTTCGTAAGTCCCGGCGTGCCCTCCGCCTTAAAGGCCGCTGTGCCGGAACCGCCCGTTTCTGAGACCGCTTCAAAGCCGGAGTTCGTCCAGTTTGCCATGCCGTCGTCGGCGCGGGAGTTTTTCAGATGATTGAAGGGCACCATATCGGAGATGTTGCCACCTGAGAAAGCACCTGCGCCCTGCAG